AAGTGTAACAAGTTTCCCAATCCACGAGGTCGTGGAACTTACCGTCAAGAACATACGATACATTGTATCGTCTTTTGAAATTGTCCTTTTCTAGTTGTCGTCTACGGGTAACTAACATTCCGTCTTGGAATTTAGTTGTTGTACCTACTTGGTGAGGTGAATACTCTACACCAGGTATTAGTTTGTTACTAGGCATTAGCTAGTCCTTTCTGTTATGTATGTACGTTTTGTACATACTTCGTACTCTTGTATGAAGTATGTATTACTTTATTAGTTTACTACATAGATAAATTATCTCTCTGAATAGACCTTTACTCTCTCGTTTCGGGAAGAGCGACTAGGCTAGTCCTTAGTCGGGTCGACTGAAGGATAATTTAGCTCTACGAATTAGAGAGATACGGTATTGTGAGCCTAGCGAACTAGGAGAGCGTAGTGAACAATATTAGAACGAATTATAAAACAACTTGTTGCATAGTTGAGTAGTAGGTGAAAGAAATTGCAAATGCAATTTCCGAATGGGCGCAGCCTACGTGCGAAACTTTTAGACGAGAGAAATAGGGTAGTATAGACTATTTCTTGAGTATAACTTTTATCAATGAGTTCTTAAGTTAATTGACCTAATGAGTAGTGTAGTTGTGGGGATAGTGTGTGATGTAAATAGACGGGGGGTATGTTTTAGAAAGAGAAATATAGTCTATTACGTATATGTGTGGTACAGCTCATACGTATGCATATCAGTACTAGATAGTTATATATAGGTACACGGAGATGTTACTTAGTCCCGCTGCGTCATGCTACGGGTTTAATGTACCATAGGGGTGTATATGTACTGTAAGCACTAGGAATATTAATGGTAATTCTTGGTAAAACTTAGGGCTAGTTACAGGTTACTTATGGGATTACGTACTAATTAGGGGTAATTAATACACTGTTGAGACATACTAGCCCTACAAGTATGTTAACAGTTATTGGCAATAATTGGTAGTTTATTTGTTAATATTATTTATTTGTTTTAATGGAGTGTTGTTCAGTGTTTTGTGAGCGTACGGGCATTTATGCTTGTTATATAAAAAAGCTCTAAAACGCTCTTACAATATCTTTCCGTGGTCCTTGGGTACTGCTTTTTGAGGTAATCCCTATCCTAACTTAAGAGTCAGTAAGCAGCTTTCGTACGCCCGGTATCCGCTTTACCTGTAACCACATCTCAACATTGTGTTTGTTGATTTTTATAATAACATACTTTAATAAATAAAGTTGATTATTATTAATTACTTAATGGGAACTATACACGAATTTAGAGACGATTACAACATTGGGTTACTAGGTGAAAACTTAATTAAGGATTATTACAACTCTAGGTACACATCAGAAGGTAAAGAAATATATATAGTACGACCTGCAGAGAAATGGGAACAAGAACAGGGAGCAGATTTTTTTGTAGTTAACAATAAGTTGGGTACGAAATACTTTGAGGTCAAAACTGATACTCAAAGTAAAGATACAGGGAATGTAGCACTAGAAATACAAATAGTGTATGAGGGTGCAAAAAGTATTGGTTGTGCGTTAAAAACATTCCCTGATTATCTTTTTTATTGGATATACCCAACAACAAAAGTTTTATATTGGAATCCTAAAAAATTAAATCCATACATTGTTGATTGGTTACTAGATAATCCAAAGATAGTAGAAACAAAAAATAAAAATTTTTTTTCTCGCTCTATGCTTGTAAGCGTTAAAAACCTCAAGCAAACTGGCGTAGTATACACGCTAGACGTACCATTAGCGATAGTAGAAAAAAACAAGTAACCAGTTTACAATTATGTAATGAAGGTATGGATAGACCAGGATTTATGTACTGGTGATGGATTATGTGAAGAAATAGCACCTGATGTTTTTATAGGTTTAGATGATGGTTTGTATTATGTCAAAGAGGGCGAAAAGATATTTTCTGTAGAACACGGTAATGTTGGTGGTGCAGATGGTTTAGCTACTGTGCCTAGTGGACAAGAAGAAGCAGTAATTGAATCTGCAGAGGAATGCCCGGGCGAATGCATAATGATAGAACCTTGAAAAAATTAACTAATTGTAAAAAATGCAAGCATAAATTTTTAATGCATAAAGGTTTTAGAGTTTGTGGTAATCTAGGTTGTACAGAATATTTTAAAAAATTTGGAGGTAAAATTGTACGGAAAAAAAATGAAGAAGAAGAAGAATAAAGGTAGAAAAAGAACTAGATATTAAAGTTTGAGTATGTGTAGGTGCGAGGACCTTTAACTGAGGAAACCACTGCCTACAATACTCAATAAGAGTGGAGGTCCTTAGTGGCAAAAATAAAAAAACAACGTAATATATTTACAACACCACAAGATTTAAAACAATGGTCAATAGACCTGAATGAAGCATGTGGTAGTATAATTACTAACAAGAAACCTAATGTAAGTAAAATAGATACATTAGTTGAAAAGTTTGTAATTGATTATAATTACAACATGGAGATGATTAATAATGCCACCAAAGAAGAAGAGTAGTACAAGGAAAAAACCTGCTAGAAAACCTATTAACGCCAAAACAAAAGCAACGCTTCAAAAAAAGGCTAAGAACTCTAAATATACGTACGGTCAGTTGGCGGCTGTATACAGGCGTGGACAGGGTGCTTATCTTTCTTCGGGAAGTAAATCAGCTTCTATGGCAGCTTGGGCTATGGGTAGAGTTAACTCTTTTATTAGGGGTGGTCATTCTCAAGATAATGATTTAAAGAAAAGAAAAAAATAATTATTATGAAAAAAACCTCTAAACGTAAAGTCAAATATGAGAAAGGTGTACCTGCTAAATATTTAAAAAATAAAAAAAATCCTAAATCAAAAGTAGCAGCAGAGATAAAAAGAACTGCTAAAGCATATAAAGAAGGTAGATTTATAGATTTAAAAGCCGTACAAAAATCAAGAGCTACAACTAAAAGGAGGAAAAAAAGATGAAAAAAGTTAAAGGTGTAGATGTTTCTAGTTTGACAAAAAGACAACAAGATACTCTTAAAAGACACTCAAAACATCATACTAAAAGACATATAAGTTATATGGTAAACTCTATGAAAAGAGGTACAAGTTTTAGTAAAGCACACGTTAATGCACAAAAAAAGGTAGGTAAATAATGCCAAAAACTAATGGTCAATATTCTGAAGCTCAGAAAAAAATTGCAAGAGTTGCACCACCATTTGATAAAATAACAGGAGCAGATTTTAAAAAGCTACGTCAAAATGGTAAAAGAAAACCAAAGATGAGCTAATGACACAAGTTAGTTGGATGTGGGGTGGCAAAAGACATTATGGAACTCTTATTAGAGAAACAAAAACTCACAAGTTTGCAAGAACAAAAAATGGTAAAATAAAAAAAATAAAAAAATAATATGGCACATAATACAGCAAGAAAAAAAAATTTAATAAAAAAACATAATTTATCAGGAGTCAATAAACCTAAAAGAACTCCTAAGCATCCTACTAAATCACATATTGTTTTAGCACAAGAAGGTCATCAACTTAAATTAATTAGATTTGGACAACAAGGTGCAAAAACTGCAGGTAAAAAACAAGATGCAAGGTCTAAAGCAAAAAGAAAGTCTTTTAAAGCAAGACATGCAAAAAATATAAAAAAAGGAAAAATGTCTGCTGCTTACTGGGCAGATAAAACTAAATGGTAGACATTGAAAAAAATTTAATTTGTCAAAGCCCTACATGTAAAACAATTCTTAAAGGTAGGCAAAGAAGATATTGTTCAGTAACTTGCAAAAGATATGTGCAAAATCAAAGAGCATTACATGGTGATAAAACTTTAGGTGTTCCTAAACCACAAAAAAAGAATGCTACCTCTCGTAAAGGAGAGTTTTATGACCAGTTTTTAGAAGATGGTTATGCATTAGAAATGTTAAAGGGAGAACTAAGTGCTAGAGAAGTTGCAGACTTATATCAAATATCTCCTGCACAAGTTTCAAGAATGTATGCAGCATTTATAGAAGATAAAGAATTAGAAACAAAAAGGGAAGAATGGACTGTTCCAAAAGATGCAATAGAGTCTTTAGAAAATTTTAAAAAATTTAGAGATAGATATTTTAAAACAGAAACTGGACAAAAATATGAAACACCTGAATTTCAAGATAAATGGGTAAAGTCAATAGCAAATAATATTGCTGATGGTGGAAACTTAATGATACTAAGTCCACCTCGTCATGGTAAAACAGAATTACTTATACATTTTGCTATATGGCAAATATGTAGAAATCCTAATGTAAGAATTATGTGGGTTGGTGGAAATGAAGATATTGCAAAAAATGCAGTAGGTTCTGTATTAGACCATTTAGATTCTAACCAAAAATTAATTGAAGAGTTCTGTGGACCAGGACAAACATTTAGACCAAAGAGTAGGTCAGGTAAAAACTGGTCACAAACAGCTTTTTCAGTAGCAACAAGAAACGTAACTGGTATTAAATCACCAACTATGGTTGCTGTAGGTAAAGGAGGAAAGATTTTATCTCGTGACTGCGACCTGATTATAGCAGATGATATTGAAGATTTTGGTTCAACTGCACAACCATCAGGTAGAGCAGCAACAAAAAGATGGTGGACAACTACATTATCATCACGTGTTGAGGCTCATACTGCTGTTGTAGTAATTGGCTCAAGACAACATTCAGATGATTTATATAATTCTTTATTAGATAACAATGCTTGGAACAATATTGTAGAACAAGCACATTCAGATGATTGTGAAATACCGGAACAAGATTTTGATGAACATATTGATTGTATGTTATGGAAAGGTAAAAGAGATTACAAATGGTTAAATACACAGAAAGAAGCATCAGCAACTACTGGTGGTGTACATGTATTTGAAATGGTATACCTCAATAGAGCAAATCCAATAGGTACAACAATATTTAATCCTGAGACTATAACAAAATGTTTTGATGATACATTAGATATTGGTGAGGTAAAAGAATCTTGTTATTTAGTAGCAGGTCTTGACCCTGCTGCTACAGGTTATCAAGCAGCATTTTTATGGGCTATATACGATAGTTCACCTTTAAAAATGCAAATGGTTGATATTGAAAACAATAAAGGTGGAGGTATCAAAGAAGCATTAAGAGTTATGAAAGAATGGAAAGAACGACACGGTTGTTATCACTGGGTTATAGAAGAAAATGCATTTCAAAAAGCAATTAGACAAGATACAGAGTTAAGAGATTATTGTGCAACAAATGGAATTATACATGAAGGTCATCAAACACAAGCAAAAAATAAATGGGATTCAAGATATGGTGTTACATCAATGACATCTTTATTTGCTGAAGATAAAATTATCTTACCCTACAAATCTGTAGAAGCTAAAATTAAATCAGATTTGTATAAAAAACAATTATCTTTCTTTGCTAGTAAAGGTAGGGGTTATAAATCAGATATAGTTATGGCTAGTTGGTTTCCAATGAAAGTTGTAAGAAGATTACAAACTGCAAGATTTGATGATATGATGGTAGAATATAGTCCGAGTTTTAGCGGAATAAATACGGCATCTTGGAATGATGCACCTTGGAGATAAATGTTAGTTAAAGATATTTTAAACAGAGCAGTACATCTTAGAAATATGCATAAAACTGCTTTAGTTGATAGACATAGATTTAGAGCAATTATGAATGGTGGTGCTGATGGAATAAGAGCATTACTTGGAAATCAACTTGACATGATGGATGAGTCTTTATTACCTGCACCAAACTTGCTTATGTCAGGTTTAGATAGACTTGCACAAAAACTAGGACGAGTTCCTAACTTAAGAGTTGATTTAACTAACCCAAGAGATTCTGAAAGGTCAAAAAGAAAAAAAGAAAAGCTAGAACGTATTATTACATCATTTGACCAAATGCAAAATCTTAAAGGTCAGTTACCTCAAGTAGCTAGATGGTTACCTGGTTATGGTTTTGCTGTTTGGATTATTACTACAAAACAAGATGCTGAAGGTAATTCATATCCTGTAGCAGAATTAAGAGACCCTTATGATTGTTTTCCTGGATATTATGGTGCTAATCAAACACCTGATGAACTTGTAACAGTTAGAACAGTACCTGTTGATGAATTAATAAATATGTATCCTGAACTTAAAGCATATTATAACGACCCGGAATCTAATAAAAATAAAGAAACTAATCAAAGTTATACAAATTTAGGTTATCAAAATTATGAAGAAGGGTCATGGGAAAATTCAAATGATAATGGAGATAATATTATTGAATACATGAATGCAGAAGGAACTTATATAGTTCACCCTGCTTCAGCAAAAATAGTTGATTTCGTGCCTAATCCTTTACAATCAGGTCCTGCATTTGTAGTAGCTAAAAGATTTAGTTTTGACCAACTACAAGGACAGTTTGACCAAACAATAGGTTTAATGTCATCAATGGCAAAAATAAATATTATGTCAATAATTGCTATGGAAGATGCAGTATTTACAGAAACTAATGTAGTTGGTGAAATAGAGTCAGGACAATACAGAAAAGGACGATTTGCAGTGAATTATTTAACACCTGGTTCACAAGTAGTTAAACCTGTAAGTAATTTACCTTATCAACTATTTGAACAAGTAGGTCGAATTGAAAGACATTTAAGAGTAGTAGCAGGGTATCCTGTACAAGATGATGCAATATCTCCTAATTCTTTTGTAACAGGAAGAGGTTTAGAAGAACTTCAAAGTGGTGTATCTCTTATGGTTAGAGAGTATCAACAAATATTATCAAAAGCATTAGAAGATGTTGACTATAAAAGACTCGAACTAGATGAAATTTTGTTTGCAAGTAAAAGAAAACCTTTATCAGGTTATATCAAAGGAGCAGCATTTTCTGAAAATTATACTCCTGGAACAGATATAAATAAAAATTATAAAACTACAAGAGTTTATGGAACTATGGCAGGATTTGATGAGCCACAAAAAATTATTACAGGATTACAGTTATTACAAGCAGGTATTATTGATAGACAAACAATGCAAGAAGAAATGGATGGATTACAAGACCTTACAAAAATAAACGATAGAATCACAAAAGAACGTGCAGAAAGAGTTTTATTTGAATCTTTACTTGCTAGGTCTCAACAAGGAGATATGCAAGCGATGGCAGCTATTACAGAAATATATAGAAATCCAAACAAAATAGATAATATATTAGAAGAATTTTTCTCAGAACAAGTAGAAGCCCAACAGGCTGCAGTTGCACAGCAACAACAACCAGGAGCTGCTTTAGGACAAGGACCATCGTCAGTACAAGATATATTTGCACAGATTGCGGCAGGTCAATAATGCAAGAATATTTTAACGAAAAATTTATTAATATGATATTAGAAGAATATCCTGAATTTAATAATCAACCTTTTACAGAGGAATATCAAGACGGACTTTTATTTAATGCAGTAACTATTGCACAGTTTCCAGGTATGAGAATTGATTTATTAATTATAAGAGGTGAAGATGACACGAGGAGATAAATTAAACTACAGTCCAGGAAAAGATAAAATAAATCCATCTGATTTGGTAGGAGGTGGACAAGACTTAGAAAGAGCAAGAAACGCAGAATTAGTTAGAAGTTTTGAACAATACAAAGAACCTGAAGTTGGGGAGTTAGTACAACAAGTTGAGCCAATAGATACAGCTAGGGCAACAGGTCAAGGGGTCACTCCGCTTACAGCAGAGACACAAAGAAAAAATGTATCAGCAATAGATGACTCACTTATGTCACAGCCACGTGTTCCTGTAGATAAATTAGCAGTATTAAGGACATTATATAATGTATATCCTGATGTAGATATATTAGCCTTAATGGAAAGTGAGATGAAGAAGCAACAAAATACTTATGGTGCTAGTTAAGGAGAAATAAGTATGAGATTTTCACAATATTGGGTTGACCCTGATGTCGAGTTGCAACTGCTTTTTGACCAAGAAAGAGAAATAAAAGAAACAAAAATTGTTAAAAATCAAATAACAAGGTCTCAAGGATTTCATACATCACAGTTAGCAAGTGAATTAGGTAATGTAATGCCTAGTGGTGCAATTATAGCTTCAGGATTATCTGAACTAGCAATACAAGCACCTGAAATAAAACAAGTAGTAGATTCATACTTAGAACAACAAGCATCAATATCTAAAAGAATTAGAGATGCAGGAAGAAGTTTTGTAAGAACAGCTTTTGTTGCTGCAGATTCATTAGCAGAGGCTGTTATTAAAAGACCTTTTCAAGCTGCTGCAGCTACACATGTGCAAAGAGGTGACAACCCTATTCTTGCTTTAGGTGGACCATTACTTGGTTTTCTTACAGACCCATTTACAAGAGATGAGGGTGAAGAATCTTTTTACAAAAAATATAGAGAAAACAAAGAACAACTAGGTAAGACAGTATTTGGTAGAGCAATAGAAGAGTTGACAGCAGGAAACAATGTTAACTTAGGTGCAGGTTTTTTTGGAAATAGTGATGTTGCAGAAAACATGGATATATTTAGAGCCATTGTAGATTCTACTGACGATGAACAAGTTATAGCACAAGCAAAAAATATTATTGAAGAACAATTAGGTAAACCAATTACTATTGAAGAAAGACAAGATGTAAATAGTTTATTAGCACAAGATGGATATATATTATCTCCAGGCACAGCAGTAGCTGCAAATGTATTTGAACCAGGAACAAAAGGTTTTAACATTATGTCAGGAACAATCGACTTTGGTGTTACTGCAGGATTAGACCCACTTAACTTTGTTGGTTTAGGTATTGGAAAAATAGGCAAAGCAAAAAAAGCATTTAAAACAGGTGAATCATTACAAGGTGTTGGAATTGTAGATAAAGCTATTAGAAAAACAGTTCATCAACCTACTGCAGATGATTATTTTTTAAGAGGACCAGGTAGACAAATTGCTGAACTAATGGGTAAAGAAACAAATGTCAAGAACATACAAAA